GCAGTGCTCAGCAAATCTTCCTCTAAGCGTAAAATAGACCTTTTAGAATTTCCGAGAAACTTGAAAATAAAAGTACTCTTCAAGGTTTCGCGAAAAGACTTCGTAGACCATCTCTTAACGGTCTGCGGATCGTTTGTTCCAAATGCTGTTAAAGCCATAATACTTTTCTCCTCTATTATTCTTCAGCAACATTCAGTAACTCATTAAATTTTTGATCAGGCATATTAACAAGATCCATAACACTTAGACCATTAGCAATGTTGTCAAGACTTAGGTTTTCTTCGTCATGAGATGGCGTTGCTCTTTTGCCAACAAGGTTTGCTTTCTTATTAGCTATCTTATCCAACTCATTAACATTTATAGAGCCCTTATCTTGAGGAACTTTTTTCTGCTTAGAAGCAGACATTTTCTCCATCACCCTCTCAAGACGTATCGAGAACAATGATGGATCAGTTGTCTTGTCAAGCAAAATCATATCGTCGATGCTAAGATTCTTTTCATTTAGCTGCTTTTCAAAGTCCGTGTTATATAAAACACGTGCAGCCATATCGGTATTATTGATAATACCAGGATCTGCACCCTGTTCCGATATGTAATTTTTTGCAGTTTCTATCATAGTATTATAGCTTGTCAATATATCCTGAAAAGCCTCTGAATATTCAGGCTTTTTAGAGACAACATTGTTGATAGATCTCTGGATTTCCTGTTGCTTACCCATTTCATCTATCTGCTGCCTGGTATATACTGTCTGTTGCTCTATCGGTTGAACTACTTTGTTTAAAACCGGAGCAAGCTTTGCTGGATCGAGATATACTTCTCCATCCTCAGTAACCTCAACCTGTATCTTAGGTATAGGTTCCTCTTCAACCTGTTCTTCTCTTTGCTGTTTTGCAGTAGCAAGAATTTCGGTAAGCTGCTCCAATTTCGCCGCAAGAGCTTGCTTTTCAGACCGAATAGAACTTACGGCCTTCCTCAAGCCCATATTGGCTTTTTCCATTTCACTTAATCTGTTACTGAGATCATCAATATTTATAGAAGGCGCTTCTTCTTTTTCTTCGCCCTCCCCTTCCGACGGCGGCTCGGTTACTTCTTCGCCCGATTCATCGTCAAGAACTTCCCCTTCAGACTCTTCTTCCTCGTCCTGATCTTCAGGTTCTTCTTCGTTTACAAGTTCTTGCAGATTGATTTTTTCATCTCTTTCCTTTACCATTTTGTTTCTCCTTTTATGTGCGCCCGTAACAGCGGCGTCCCATACGCCCATAACGGTGGCGTCCCGGTTCTTTGTTGCTATTACTATTTATAAATCCATCTTTTAGCACGACCCCTGATATTATTCACAATACTATCTGGTGGCCTGTTGCTCTTTTCCCATTTAATAAGATCATAGTTCTTCTTGTATTCTTCACTAAGAACCCTTTGATCTTTTGCCCACAAATAAGACCATCCGTAAGCTCCCACTGCTTTTGATCTTTTTAAAGGCTCAGGCATTATTGTCTCCCCCCACTAATCATTCCGGCAATTGCCGGAGGAATTTGCCTCATAATAGATTCACCTTCTTTTGGCTCTTGCTGTTCTAATGCAAGTAACTTCGTAATCAAGTCTGTAACAAGCTTTCTATCCTCTTGCTTCAATCCTGCTAATGCAATAGAATAATCTAGGGCAGCTTTTTCATCCTTTCTTTGAAGTTTAGCCATGTCAGTTTGAGCTTTCAGTTGAAGCTTATCTTGCTGTAGCTTGATTTGAGCAGCATCCTTTTCAGCCTCATTCTGTAGTCTCATTTGCTCACTCTGCTGTGCTGCTTGTTGCTGTTGAGTGATATATGAGATCCATGCCGCCTTATCACTTTCTGGAATATCCATTTTTGAGATAAGAACATTCGGATCTACAGGGAAATTATACTGAAGCATTTGCATTAAAATAGATAACTCATATGCCGTCTTACCAGTAGCTGTAGCTGATGGCACAAGCATAATATTATATTTTAGATTCTTGATATCTCTTAACGGCACCACAATCCCACGCTTTTTGTCAACAATCATGTTATCGCGGACCATGTAAGGACCTTCTTGCCCCAATATTTTCTGAATCTGCTCTTCTGGCATCATCTTTGCGATAATGGCAAAAACTTTTCGGGCAAGTTGTTTTTCGAACAGCTCAAAATTTAAAAATGGCTTCCGGAGAAGCGTAAGAGCTTGAAGCTGCTTAAATCTAAAAAGAGCTCCTGATTGCTGTTGTGTTGTGTTAATCTCTAGTAGTTCAGGATTGATGCCGCTGATTTTATTAATAATTTGCTGTGCCTTTTCCTCAAGATACATAGCAGCTTGAGGTATTTCTGGCAACTTTTTGTCTCTTATCTTTCCTTGACTAATAGCCCCCTTCCTAACAAACGTATTAGCCCCAGGATCGTCTATCGTATCATCCCATTGCCTGATATCAGCTGGCACATCTTCTTCAATAAAATATCCGCCTTGGGATTGAGAAAGAAGCAAATTTAAAGCCTGAGACCATCTCTTATTTACTTCCTTCTGAGGATCAATAAGAGACTTAACAAAACCGAAATGACTTAAAACCTTTTTGCTTCTGTCTGTATAACAAAAATATGAAGTGATAGAAAAATCATTAAAAGGAAGAGGATTGTCTTCGTTAAGAAGAACCGTTGAACCCGTAAACTGGAGCCATTTTACCTTTTTATCTTTTACCTTGAAATATTTGAAGCCATTAACAAAGCTTTTCAATATCTCCAGATTTTCTTCCTGAAATTCTTCAATTTTACCAGTGGCAGGATTAACACCGTAATATCTATCATAGTTAACAAAATACTCCATGTGAATCACAGCTATTCTGTTGTAAACAGTATCGTAGTAATAGCTATTATAGTAATCTTCCTCATCAGGAGTATCAGAAAACTTCTCATCCCCCTCTGTGAGAAGAGACGGATCAGCCTCATCTTCAAAGGGGTTGCTTTTGTTTGTGCTAAAAGCTACAAACCTATCAGCTTCTTTTGCATATTTGGGGTAGGTACGCTTAAAGTCTTCTACTGACATCCACTTGCGCCAGCATATATATGAAGGACTTTGCCTTGTTGATGGATCAATTTTGACTTCAGAATATGGAATAACCTCAAAGTTTATTTTAATGTCTGGAAAGTTATCAGGGTCTAACTCAACATCAATAGCCATATGCCCCCGACCGCATATAATTCCACTCTCAAGAACCTCATCTTTGTATGCTTCAACATCTTGCATACTATAGATCTTGTCCTTAACATTATTGAGGACTTCACACAGAATTGGGTCAGAGCTCGTATCGGTAGGCTTAGCTTTCTCTGTGCTGCGATTTTGATCGTGCATACCCACGACCATATTGATTATAGGCTTTATCAGATTAAATGTTAGAGCTGGCTTATCTCCCAAATCATTTTTTGTAGCCTTATCCCATTGTTCATTTGCTTCAAATTTAAATGCCTCTCTTGCTTGTCTTACAAAGCTACGATCAGCATCAAACGCTTCTTCGTATCTAAATTTAGCCCATTTCAGGAGAGACATTAAATCTTTTTCCATTTTTTATTTATCCGACTTTTTATCTTCTTCTTTTCCCTTAACCGGGTTTATACAAACAATATGATTCAGAGAAACAAGTTGCCCGGTCGTACCCTTTACAAATCTTTGATTTGTTCCCCTTACAATACGACTAACAACTTCATTGCTTAAATCAAACAAATCTCCAGTTACTGTTTTTGCTACCCACCACATATTATATTTCTCCCCTTTTTGTAGTTCATTATACCATATAAATAAACATTTGTCAAGTATTTTTTTTGTTTACCTTGCCATCCAGCTTTTTCTTTTTCTTATCCTCATTAACCAAGGCCTTAATCTACCTAAGCTACTACGCTTTAAACCAATTCTACTTAATGCTAGTAAAAGATAATTAGTAGCATGATAAAAGTGGTCATCTCCTAGTTTGATATATTTATAGATCTTGCTTCCATCAGGTTGCTCTTCTAATACTTTAGCTGTGTTGCACATTTGCCTAGCATATTCATTAACTACCTCAGACCGCCTTGGTAATCTAAAGCAGCCAGGAGTAACCACTTTGTCATACGTATCGTCACAAATCTCACTTCTATTCACAGTAACGAAACCTTTTCCTTCGTCGAATTCAGCTTCTCCTCTTTGATGGAAACGATATTCGCAAAGGAATACTTCGTAGTCTTCTTCTTCTTGAAACCTTCTTGCTTTGTGTATTTCTGGTTTATAGTCAACCACAGCAGATCTAACATTAAACCTCTTAGCTATATCGTGAACGTCACTAAAACTTGAAACCGATGCTATATATTCAACATCAATAATGCTTTCTGTAACTTTAGAGGCTACCACAACATGAAGCAATCGCCCAACATCAACCCCCATTGCACAAGGACCTTCGCTCTTATAGGGAGCAGGTTCATTGCGGCACAAGCTATAAATCTGCCCTTCGTTCAGCCTATTCTCAGCAGCAATGTAAGGAAGCCCTAAGCGTGAGTTGTAAATCTCAGAATAATTGCCATTCGGAGGGTCCATATATTCTTCTAGGATAATTTTTGGATCTACCTTCGGACTATTTAGCTGTGAGATATGATAGCCAGATATTTCTGCATCCTGAATAGCTTTTACCCACTGACCATTGCCTAATACGAGATCTTTACCGCATTTCTTACAGACACGATGTGCTTTACCCTCGCCATCTATCTTGATACATTCGGGGAATTCTTCCTCTAGGCAAGTCCATTCATTACAGGCATCGCACTTCAAGAACCACTTCTTTTGATCGCTCGCCAAGTACTCCTTGTGAATTCCCCAGTCTGGAATGCTGGGAGTTCCTAACTTGATCAGCTCGCCAACATCTGAATGCGAGATCCTGTATTTGGCAAGCTCCACCATGTCCTGATCCATTTCGTCGTACTCATCAAACCTTATAGAATCTACAGGAATAGATTTTAGCTGACTCGCAGTTTTCTTTACACCACCAATCTTTTGAGCTACTTTCGCACCTCGCAAATAAAGCAAGCCCTGTCCTATACGCTTAATATTAGTTGCATCAGTTGATTTAACGAAATTCCCTATAAATTCAGGATTTGACTCAATTAAGGGCTGAAATCGTCCTTTAGAAAAGTCAGAGACATCATCACGCGTGGGAAACAAATATAATACACCCTTGGGATACCTGCCTATAATCAAGCCGTGCAAAACACGAAGGACTTCGACCTGCGTGAAACCGAGCTGTGCGGCCTTCATCACGACTTGAGTTTTAGCATCATCGATCATGATATCCCGCTGATATTCGTGACCTTTTCCAGTAAATAAAAATCCGCCCAGATCTATCCGGGCCCAAAGAGCCCAAAGATAGGGATTAACAGCCATAAGCCGAAGCTTTTCTTCAGTTGACATTTGGCTAGGATGCTTCCTTTTGCTTTTGCTTTTGCTATTCATTTAGTTATTTTTTTAGCTTTGAGTCTTTGCTAGTTCTATTGATTCTTCTTTGATTTTCTCGATACCCTCTTCGTCGATTCCCTTGAGTACTTGACCTAGTACCGCTATATTGGAGGTTGACTGTCCTTCTAGCAAACGACGCTGCTGAAAAGTCCGATCCATAAGGGCAATTAATTCTATAGGTAGGACTTCACCTGCATCAAGCATAGCATGCATATTGATACGAGCTTTAGCATGTAGTAAGCAAAGATCTGCAGCTTCTTGTTTCTTAATTTGCTCTACGATTCGATCTACTTCTTTTTGGTCATCTAGGCTGAGGTCTTTATTTTTGTATTGGCGAATTGTCCACCGGGAAATCCCAGTCTTTTTCTCTATTTTGCGAGAGCTATACTCTAACTGTTGCAGCACTTTTATAGCTACTTTTTCGCGCCTCGTAAGCTTTTTACCCTTCTCGCGGTCTGGAAAAAGGCTCTTTTCCTCTATTGCTATCTTTGATTTCTTAGTTAGTTTAGTGTTAGCCAATTACACCACCTGTTCAGTATCTGTAAGTCGTTTAAACTTCCAACCACCGTGGAATTTATATTTGCCATTTAAGCATTTGGTAATATTGCTTTGATCTAATCCGTGCTGCCTAGCAAATTCTCGCTGATTATTTGAGACGATAACCTCTTCCTGTCTAATTGCAATGAATAGATATTGATTTTTATAATCTTTTGCCTCTCCCTGGTTTTGTCTCTGTTCTTTAAGAGTTGCCCAACGGCAGTTTTTTGGCTCATAATCGCCATTATTATCGATCCGATCGAGAGTTTTGCCTTCCGGCCTCTCGCCCATATCAGCAAGAAAATTAACGAAGTCCATCCAACGCTCGCAAACCTCGATCCCGCGGCCGCCATAATATTCATAGTCGGGACAGTTAGAATTTAGGCACCGCTTCTTCATCGCACGCCAAGAATAATAGGTTGGGCTTGGCTTGCCATTTGAACTATGCCCGTGCCTATAATTTGGATTCAATTCTCCATACATTTTTCCCCACCTGCCTATTTCTTCCAGCGAGCTGGATACCCTCGATTATCTAAATGAATAAATCCTTTTCGAGGATAAATGCCGATCCCCCCATCCCTAAAAACATCAACCTGTTCTGCTAGCTCAAACATCTCACCTAAAGTCAAACCTACTATAACAATGTCAGCCGCTCTCCCAGCCGTATGGAAAGAATTAGGCGCACCACCAATAACATAATTGTGCGAATGGCAACGGAACCCCGAATTAATTTTAATCGGCCGATCGGCTAGTGCTCTTAGATGATTAAGAGCTACCATGAAGTCTCGATCCATAAGAGCCATCCCGCAACAGGGACACATAAATTCTTTACAGAGAAAATATTCTCCGAATCTAGGCTTCATCTACTTGCCTTCCTCTCCGCCATCATAACCAAGCAAAGCATCCAAAGCGCAAACAATGGCGTCATCCCATTTCTTCTGAGGATCATTGATAGTTTGAACCAAAAGG